ATGTAGTGGATGCGCCCGTTCAGGGAATACGAGTATCCGACAGCATCGCTCGCATCCTGGTACTGCCCGATCCGGTACGCGATGCCCGGCGTGCTAATGACCTGCGGGTTGTACCCCGTGGCTCTCCGCACTGTCCTGTCGTGTGCGAGCCAGAACACGGAGTTGTCCGCTACCACGGGGGACCCCACGGCCAGGCATCCGGCATCCAGCGAACCGCCGGGCCGCCGCGCGAAAGGCGCATCAGCATCCCCCGTGCTGTAAAATATCTCCGTGATATCGGTCTTGAATACCCAGAGTTCACGGCGGTCGGTCAGGACCCGGACGATATCGGAACTGTTGGAATTCGCTTCCAGGTAATCCAGGGCGTCCCACACCAGGCCGTCCGACAACTCGTCTGTGAATCCTGAGAAATACACTTTATTGGTTCCGGGTTCGTGACTTAGGAAATAGCCGTTGAAATACGTGACGCTGCCCCCACCCAAAAACTCGTAGTCGCTCTCGTTCAAACGCGTCCACGTCGAGTCGCTGGCATCGTAGAGATACGCGAGATGCAGGGTTCCGTCGCAGAACATGATCTGACGGCCGTTGTCGTCGGCGGTAACAATCCCTTGCCAGGTATTCATCGCATGGTCGTTTAAGGCCGTGACGATCCCGCCGGTCGTGATGGAGACCAGAAGGTTCCCAATCACGGCATAGAGCACGCCGTCGAGATCCCTGAGACACCGAATTTCAGTGCCCCTGAACCAGGCCGGGAGCGTGGCGAGCGCCGAGGCCCCGATCGTGACGGATCCCGCCAGGGCTCCCGAGACCGAGATGCTGACAATGGAATAGAACGTTTCTGTGCTGTAAGCGACACCGCTATCGGACCCTAAGAACGAGTCCGTGACCTGGGCGCCGGCGCGATCGATCCCCGTGATACTGAACGTTACTCCCGAATCGTTTCCCGTGGACCGGACCATGAGATAGAAGTCGTTGGCGAATCCCTGGCCGTATAATTCTCCGTTACACAAGAGAGTCCCAGCCCCTGATTTTGCCTGCGTCCGGCAAATCCCGTTCGCGTCGTAGAGAATGAATTTCCCCTGCAATCCAGGCGTGGCGATCAGAGCCGTGCGCCCTCCCGCGCGATCCGTTTCCAGATACAGATTCACACATTCCTGGGAATTGGCATCCAGGGACTGGCCTTGATAGGCCCCGCCCATGATGTTCCAACTGGATTTAACAGCCCTAGCCATCCCAGCGCACCCCCATTCTAAACGGCGAGCTGTCCTCGTCTTTCATCGAAGCATCGTTAAAGGCCGTGCGGGCAAACTCGTCGATGTCCGGCGGAACCGGTTTCAGGAAATACGGGCAGAGCCGTTTCGCCAGGTTGTACGTCAGGGCTTCGAGCCATTCGCTGGGAAACTGAATGTCGTCCGTCAATGCGTCCAGGTCTTCGACCCGGACCTGAAGTGTGAGTTTCACGGTATGGTTCACGTTATCCGCCGTCGGCCAGACCCAGATACGGGAATTGGTGAGCTGCGGATCGTAGTAAGCGCGGATCAATTGACCGCGCGCGACCCGGTCGTAGAGTTTGAAAAAATCGGAGCGGTTGACGAATTCGATCTCCGGCTGCTGGCCCCCATCCAGGACATCGAACCGCGCGTCCAAAACATCGACCGGTCGTTGAATCTTGGTGCTGTACGCAAACACGTAGTTCCCGGCAGCCGCGTCCCCGGACAGGCCCTCGGTAATGACCGCGTCCGTAGCCGTGTGCGTGGTATCCAAAGTTTTCCAATCCAGGGTCCCGTCGTCCAGAACGATGCCGATATAATCCCCGGTGCTCATATCGCTGGCATCCAAATACAGGGTCGTGTCCGTGGCTTCAGCCGCTTCCGCTAACGCGGACCGCACGTAAGAGAGCGTGCAGTGATCGCCGGATGGTCCCAGGGAATAGGCCCGCTGCCCGTATTGCAGGAACAGATTCGCTTCCTGTAGGAACCACATCCCGACATCCTTGTTCTGCCAGGCCTTCACCATCATGTTCAGGACCTTGCGGCCCGTATCCATGTCGGCGTTACTCGGCGTTTCCGTGGCTCCCACGACACCAATCTTCTGCATCGCGTCCTGCACGATCTCGCTACACGTCATCTTAAAATCGGTCGAGCCTGAAGTTGCCATGATTACCAGCCAAATCTATCGCCATCCGGCGTCCCGACGTATTGATCGTCCGGGTAGATAATGCCTTCCAGTTCATCCGCGGCCACGATGTCCTCGACGTACAGTGGTTCGGGTTCCGGACTCGGTTCCAGTATCCGATTCCGGTTATAGACATAACCGTACCCCGGCTTGTACTGTACCGGCATCGGGTCCCAGCACCGGGCACATACACGGGTTCTCGTCCATTCCCGTCTGGTTGTCGAGTGCTTGACTTGGAACCCGCAACGCGGACAGCTGTAATTCGCGTCTCCGGGCACGTAGTGCGTCTGTGGCAGACCGGCCATGATCGACTCCCGGAATCAGGGAGTGGCGCAACCGCGAGGGCCACGCCACTCCCGTTATCCTATCGTTCCTTGGCTACGAAGATGTAGTCAACATTGAGCTGATTCGTGGCGCTTCCCGTGACATCGGAGATAATGCCGAACGTTGGCGCGACCTCCAGAGTCGGCATCGTGGTGTTCACCACGCTTCCGGTTAGAACGCCATCGACATAGTAGGTAATGGTCGAGACGCCGTTGTAATAGAAGCCGTAGGTCACGGCCGTCGCTTCGGCGACCGTGTCGATACCGGTTGCAACGGTCGTGCTGGCAGCGCTCGTGTTGTCCGCGGCACGCACGACAAACAGCGTCGAGGACGTGGTCGGGGGTTTCACGAACAGAGCCACCTGCTGGCCGATGTAATCGTAGGAAGAGGTCTGGCAGAGACCGACCACGGCGGTACATGACGTGACGTTGACCACCGAGGCACGGGCCTCAAACCAGAGTTCCTTGCCACTTTCAAACAAGAAGGTCTCGGCCGTGCCTTGGTGAATCTGCACGCCACCGATGCCGTTGACATTTGTGGTGTTCAGAAGGCCTTTATCGGCATCGCTGAGCGTCGATCCCGGTGTCGAGACATAGGCCGTCGTGGTGATCGACCAGTCGTCGGCACTGTAGCGATCGAAGTCGTCGAAGTAGGTATGCGCGCGCGTGAACTGGGGAACCGTAAAGTTCTGCCAGAGGCTACCGATATCGCCGGTGCTGACACCACCGGGGAATCGTGTGACTTCAGCGTGCGCGAATCCCAGCAACAGCGTGGTGAGTAGCAATGCAAGGATAGGTAATCGTTTCATGATTCTCTCTCCTTTCATTACTGGATACCTGCCGAGCAGAAGATTCCGCGCGGATCGGCCCAGCCGAACACGATACGCATCGTGGCCTTATACTTCGCGTTCTCGTTATCCCAGTCGTTATCTGCACCGAACTCGACCGGGCGGCGCACGAACATGACCAGACCGTCCGGGGCGTCCGTAGTGAGGAACCACGCCACGGAATTGGTCAGATAGTTCCACTTCACGACACCGCCGGGAATGAGATTCTGGGTGGCGATGATGTTCTTCGTCAGATTCCCGGTAAAGGGCGTGGTCATCGTGGTCAGAATCTTCTGGGCCATGAATTGCTTGCTGGGTGGCACGACGAGCTGTTTGGGGCTGACTTTAATGTGTAGGCCCCGGGGGTCGGTGAAGGCGTCGATCTCGATCAAGGCCTGTTCGATCCCACCTTCGCTGAAATCGGTCGATTGCGAGAGCAGGTTGCTCCATAAACTGCCGTCAACCGAATTGATATGCGACGCCGAACCCAGGCAGACGCCGTCTCCGCCGAGATACGAGCTGCTGAAAGCGTTATTCAGCACGTTGGCTCCCAGCGTCTCCTCAGTCACGACCATGGACCGCGCGAGACTCTGGGCGCGTCGCGGCCCTTCGGTCGGGTACTGATTGTCTTCGATCATTTCCCGGGTCATGATAAATCCCAGGCCGTAGGTGAGGTTCAGGAACGTGGTGGTATTTCCTTGCTCGGCGGTACCGAAGGCGATGCTCTGTCCCTCGTACTTGCGGCGTGCCGCACCGAGCCCGATCAATTCGACCAGTTCCTCGAATTTCATACCCGAACGTCGGACGTCGAATATCTGGCGTGCAATCTTGGGCAGGTCCTTGTAGGTGCCCCAGAAGGATTGAACGCCGGGCTTCAATAGTTTGCTCATTGAGCCGGTAGTAATTGGTGGCATAGTTCAATCTCCTTCTAGACGCCGATTTGTCCGACAACGTTGCCAACAGTCGCGTCTTTAACGCCGCGACCGCGTTGATGCAGGTTGAAGCTTGCGATGACTCGGGCGTAGATGCCCATTTCATTTCCAGGTTCCGGTACCAGGCGTTCCAAGAGAAACACCCGGTCCTCAGACGTTCCGGCCGCAGCCGAGAGCGAATCGTAATCGAACTGCATGTCGCTGACGTTAGTGGTGGTCGCGGCATCGACCAAATTCATGGTCTGGCCGAAATTGGTCGCGGCTACCGCGCCGGAGATTTGGCCTTCGACCAATGCGTTGGGGTCGTCGCATACGTAGACGATTCCGCCGGTCGAGGCCGGGATGCTCTTGCGTTCCAATTGCAAGCTCGTGGAGTTCTCGACTCCGCAGACGATACCGACCGGGACAT